ACTTTAAGATATCCACGCTCTGTAAGCAATGTAATACCGGCAGGAGGAATTTTGCAAAAGTGACTATCTGTCCCCTTTGAATTTCCACTGTACGTTAAACGTACCGTAGAATCTTTCGTTAGAACAAAATAATCTTTTCCAACCTCAAAGTGCTTTTTATTTCTCCTAAATGCATTTTTCGCAGTACCACTTGGTCTACGATGTACTTCATCAATATCCCTAAATGTTACAACTCTTTGACCATCATATTCTCTGACAGCCAGTTCTGTTCCCTCAACGTTTACCAGTTCCGTCATATTCTTTCACCAACCTTTCAATTCGTTTCAATTTATCTTTCAGTCTTTCATTTTCAGCTACCACGGCACTGTATGATTCTACCATGTGGTCGTATCGTTCCTTTGGAATGGAAATCAATGTAAAGGTTTTCATTTATTTTTACCTCCATCCACACAAATATTTACCTTGCCATTAGACAGGCACTTGCAAGCATAAGAAAATCCTGCAATAAAAGCATTTTCTTGAACTTTCCATACTCTCTTGTTTATTGTTCTTTCTATGTCATCAGCTAACTTGTCATTGAGAATTTCATACAATTTTCCGATTACTTCGTCGTAATCATCCCAACTTATGGTGTTATCCTCATTCTGCCACTGGCTATAAATCATTTTTGCAAATTCTTCCATGTGTCATTTCTCCTTTTCTTTGAAAATAGGACACAACCTATCTGTTATGGGGTGGGGAGATAAGCTGTGCCCTATGATTGCAGAGATTTCAAATTTCTTGTCACTGTGCCGTTTTCAGTGACATTATTCGCTACTTGTTCGCTACCGTGAATACGGGTTATTTGGACACGGCATACAGTTACCGAAATCTCTGTTGATTCTCTCTCGGAAAAATGGTATTATAGATTTACCATCTCTTTGAGAGTGGGAGAGTAACCGTAATGCTTTGGTTGGTGGAACGGTTACTCTATTTTTTTATCCTATTGTGGTAATCATTTACCATTTCTTCAAACAATTCAGTTTGAGTAACCTCTGCATTTTCTGCACATTCTTGAAATTTATGTACCGTAGTTTCTGTTGCTCTTAATGAAATACGTTTGTTTTTAGGTTCATCACCTACAATAGGCCGGCCTGTTCTTGGCGACATTTATTTTCACCTCACTTTCGTACACCCATATATTACAATATGGGTAGCCATAAGTCAAGTACTTTTTCAAAAAATAAGAGCACCCTTTAGGATGCCCTTAAAATTACTCTATGTATAATGGCATAAATTCACATTTGTTGTAACCTCTCCATGAATTCGTGCTGTATCCTATTATTTTCCCATAAACAGTTATTTTTTCACCACCAGAATAATCTGTTGCGTTTAATCCATAATCATTAGAAAATAGTACATTGATTTGTTCTCCCATATAACTTTCAGTACCTTCTCTCAAAACACAGCATTTTAAGAAATTCCTTTGTAAATTGTATTCTCCAAACATTTCTTGAATATAATCATAATACATATCTTTTGCTCTTAATTCATAAAGTTCTGACACAAAAAGATTTAGTTTTACATCTTTTCCCTCTAAATCATCTTGGGAGAAAAATATATCATCATAGAATAATTCAACACATGATTTTTTATATTCCTCTTCTGATAAATCATCTTCCTGCTCATATTCTACATAATTTTCATTTTCCATTACATTACTTTCTGATTGAGTAGCCGTAGACTCTATTTCAGAATCTGTTTCTTGATTTGTATTTTCTTCTTGATAATCAAGATAGTTTTCGACTGATTCATTTGGTACTTCCATAGTTTTACTTTCTGCTTCTGTCACAGACTCTATACTTACATTATTTGAAACATTTTGGTTTTCCACATTTTGACCACCTAAAAAATAAACAAGAATTACAATTACAGAAAAAATAATTGAAAACCATGAACCGCTGTGATTTTTGTTATTTTTATCGCCTTTAACAATATCAATAATGGCTAAAATAATTGCTACTGGAATTGTAAGACCAAGAAGAGTGAATACAACAGATAGTATACTTAATATGCTTTGCTTTTTCTTTTTCTTATTTTGTTGTTCCACAATATCAATGTCAAATTTAGCCATGCAAGAATCACAATAACCTATTCTGTGATACACAGGAAGACCTTTCTCATCAGTAGCCACCTGTTCCGGAACAACTTTCATTTCTGAACCACATTTGTAGCATTTCATATAAAAATCCCCTTTCGTTTTTATAAAATTGTAGCACATGATAGGAAATATGTCACGAATGTGAAGAAAATTTTCGGGTCAAATTTTTCGATACCCCCGTAGGCCTGCATTTTCAACCGAAAATCTCGTTTTCAGAGGTTTTTAAAAGAAAATTTTTTCGTCAAAATATAATGCCTTTTTCAAAATACCCCCCAGGGTAGCACTTTTCAAGCTGAAAAATCCGTTTTCAGAGATTTTTCACTGATTTTTTTATGCCGATTCAAGGCATGAAACACTTGTTCGCT